GTTTTAAAAGGGTAGTGCAGTGTTTAAAATCTCTTTAATAGTTTTGACTACTTCTTTAGGAGCCACACCAAAAAGAGGAAAAGATTCACTTCCCTTTGTGAAATTCTCGACTACTATTGCTAACGCCTGGATTTCATGATCGTATAATGGACTCTCCATATTTTTAATGACTGTATATACAGATGCATCAGGATGAGTCTTGCGTAATGTGGACATCACATATCCAAGTAACGAAATCAATGCTAGTCGCTTACCGAAGTCCGGAATGAAAGATATATCAAACTCTTCTTTAAAAAGTTGCTCTTTATCCTTGTACGTCATATGGTATTCCAAAGTCTTCATAACCATTATAGCAATAAAATGCTACTGTTTTTAATAAAGTTTTAAACTCTCTAAATCCTCGTAAGATTTGATCTTTTGTTAATGGGACTACGGCTGACTGAAATTCTGGTATAGTTTCTACTACTAAGAAATTCCCTAAGATTTCTGGATGTTCCATATTATAGAACTTAGTAGCACACTGCGTAAGTAACCAACTATACATAGCAATCTCTCGATTGTAATGATAGTTAGTTACAGCATACGGAAAATCCACTATAGGTCTTCCGCAAGTTTTGACATCATTAACGGTAATAGTATTTGTATTAGGATCTATAGTATAATTATCTAACTTAGATTTAAGTTTCAATACTATAGGCTTTTGTTCTGGAGCTTCCACTAATACATCTAATAAGATAGTTTTCTCGTTACCTTTAATGATATCTTTACTTGGATAGAGTAGGCTCTCTATATCAGAATTACTGTCAATAGAAGAAAGACATGCTTGAAGCTTTTCTCTACCTTTACTATCCATATAAATAGGAATTCTAGTATCGGCATTATCTGCTTCAAACTTAGCTCTCTGTGTTCAATAATCTATGCACTTAATTTTTAAATCATTAATCTTTTTAGAAGTCATCTTGCCTTTATAATAATCTACTTTATCTGAGGCTGCTATTATAGCCTCATCAGTAGGGACAAGATGATCTGGATTAAACAGTTCGTCTGCCATTAATCCAGCTTTAGCTGTAGGTCTATCTACAGTTGTTACTAAAAAGAAAGAATCCGGCTGTAGTACTAATTCATGTATAGCACTACCAAATAATAAGCTGTCACTAAACTTTACATGTTTAGAAAGACCTTCAAAGAAATCTTTAGGACAACCATTTTGGTCCGGATTTATTAATGATAATCTTGAGTTGCTTATATAATTACTGAATTTCTCAGAGAAGTAAGTAGCATCGTCAATATCTTCTAATCGTAAAGTATCTAATAATGGAGTAATTTTTATCTCACTTAATTTCATATTAGATTTCGTATAATTTTATACATATTACTTTCTACAAACTCTTTATAGGCCTGCTTAATTTCGGATAACTCTAAGGAGTATATTCTACCAATAGGTCCTATCTCTTGATTATAATCAGTATTAAATAATAGACAGGGAACTCCTGACTCATTCATTTTAATAAAGTTACTTGGACTGTCGTCAATAAATATATCAACCTTTCCTTTAATCATAGAGGCTTTATTACCCCCTTGATAAAACATTTGATATACAGGTCTGTCAGGATAATCATGTTTTTGTAACCACGCTTTTGTCCAAGCCTTTGGATTAACTCGCTTAGTACAATACAATTCTGGAATAAAATCTAATCCATTTATAGGAGTCAAATTCATCCAGAACTCTCTGTCTTTACTAAGTACTCGCTCACAATTTCTAGTAATTACTTCATTAGAAGTTAACCCAAAACGTTCTATATAAGATTCCATAAAATCTCCAAGAACTCCGTCTATATCTAATCCTATTTTTAACATTATTAATCAATTATTAATTCTACATCTGAAGGTCTTACATACCCTAGTAAGTTTAACTGTTCTCTAAACTCATCCCAAGATTCTGTGGAATCCAATGCGTCGTACTCTTCGTCGTCTAACTCATCAGCTATAGAATCGAGAATAGCTAATTTAGCACGATCTTCAGCATCCTTTAATGAAGATGCCGACAAGTTGTGGGTATGGGGCTCAAATGTATACTGATACTGGTTCATATTAAATTATATTATTTAATTTGGTATATGCGTCAAATAAAGTGTAAAAGAAATCTATATCAACCATCATAATGGCTCCTTTGCTATTACCTCCTTCCTCAGGTGGCTTTTTCCAAGCTAGACAGAATGGCTTACTTCTATCACTACAAGATTCTCTGATAGTAAAATAACTAGGTGTATTAGCCGTATTCTTACATTGAATATTTATTGGCAACTTTCTTTCTGTGTCAACAATATCAATCTTATTATTATCGGCTCGTTTACTCTCTCCTGCAGCTCGCACACATCCTATGTAGCCTAACTCTTTTAAATGATTAATTACATCTGTTTCCCAAGCAGATCCTTTATTTCTAGATTTCTTAGCTTGATAGCTCTTCTTTGTATGTGGATCTAACCACTCAAAGGCTGTCTTATCTTTGCCGACACACCCCTTTTTGTTACAACGTATCTTTATACTGGCAACGCTTAATCCAGTGTCCTCGGCAGCAGCTTCTATAGATGGATACTGTTTTTTAGTACCATCTTTAAAGGTAGCTTCACACGAGGTGTTTAAGTCCTATTTTCTCGCCATATTTATTTATAAAAGTTTTAGTCTGTTCGTAACCATACATTTTACGTAAGTCTGAAAAATCTTTAGCATTTAAATATCTCGGTATATAAAAATATAATAGTTCTGGATGAGCCGATTTAATCTTGCACATATTAGATATACCTGCTAAATCATTATCGTAGAATACTACTATGTGTTTAAATCGAGATTTTAAATCTTCTAATACAGAGTCCGCAATAAAAAGATTCTCGGAATTTGGAGCAATGGCTGGAATACCATAGGCAGCTAGTGCCATACAATCCTTCATTGATTTAGTAATAACTACTACATCTCCAGTTTTCTTTAATTGTTTTAATCCCTGTATTTTCTTCGCAGGCCAGTTAGTTAGAAATCTATATGATTCTCTATTTGGATAATAAATTCTCCATAGTTCTAAATTCTCTTTCTTTCCTCCGTAATATCCAAATACTAAATCATTAGTATTCCAAGTTTGTAGGTTACCTCTGAGAAAAACTCCCTGACATGAGAATACATTATACTTCTTTAATATATTTGAAGTTATACCATACTGTCCCCACCATTCCAATTCTGCTGGAGTAAAGTCGCGTATTTGTACTCTAATATCTGCAGGGCCTTCATCAACAAATTTAGGAGCGGAAACATTTATAGCTGTAGGGTTTGCAGGACTAGTCCCGCTAATCAATCCAAAGTCTTTAGCAATTATACGTAATGCTTGATGATAAGATACCTTGAATTTAGTCATTACTACATTTATAAAGTTCCCATAAAAGTCTCCTCTAAAATCTTTAAATATCAACTCCCCTTTTTTATTCCTATAAAATGAACACGTAGGAGTATTATCTTGACGTAAAGGAGATACAAATAAGCCCTTCTTTACTGGGATGCCAAGATAATACTCCATATATGTTTCTTCCGAATATTTAGAAAGTAAATAATCTTTAGTTAATTTAGGTTCATATTTAAAACATAATTCCATATATTCTAGATTAGACCTAAATATAGATATATTTACTTAATATTCCAATTAAAGCAGACTCTCGAAATCTGCGATTGCATCACTGCCGTTCTCAATGACAGTAGACTGAGAACCTTCGAGGTCCCCTGAAGGAACAATTGAAGACATGTTCGTAGGTGCTGCAGTCTCGTAAGCCTTCTTCTTATTAAATTCCCAAGGAGACCAAGCTACTTTATCGCCAATAAATGGATCTGAGATAAAGCACTCTCCTGTAGTGCCGTTAATACGTACAAATGTAGGAAGTGCTGCATAAACAGTTCCTCCAGTATTCTTTCCAGCAAGTTTTAATTTAGTTTTTATCGGAGAATCTGCAAGAACCTTGTTAAGAATTTCGATAAATTTATCAAAGGTAGTAATCTTACTACATGCTGCTGAGAATGCTGGGAATTTATCTGGATTATAAGTAAGTACGAGAAGTTGTGCAAACTTTAAGGTGCGCTCAAAATCTGACGGAACTTCTGACTCATGTCCATTAGCATTAGGGAACTTACGTCTCTCAGTGCTCTTCTCGTTTGGCTCAAAGATTCTTTCTGTATAAATGCCATCTGGACAAGAGAACTTAAAGTCATAAACTTTAAACTCCGCATTAGGATCCTTTTTACCTTTTACAGAAGTCTCCTCAATGCCCTCAAACTTAACATCATTATAAATTTCCCATGGACGAAGTCTGTTAGATGTTGAAATTGATACGTTTGCTACTGATCCAAAATTTAATGCCATAATTTTAAAATTTTTTAGTTATTATTAAAGTGTAAAATCAAGATCTGAAAGTGGTGCTGAATCATCTGTGTCTTCGGTAAGAAGCTCGTCAAAGTCCTCTGCTTCAGGAGTAACTACAGGAAGATCTTCCTCTACTATAACTTCCTCAGGAGCTTTATCTCCTTTGAGAACAAAGAGACCCTCAGTTTCTGGATGAGGCTCTATTGCAAATACAGTACCGTAACTTGCAATCAAATCATGAGCCTTACCTCTACAGCTTACTCCAAATTTCTGAGTTACTTTATTTCCAGCCTTAGTTCCGAAAGCTTCACTAGTTCCCAAAACTAGAATAGAAGATCCATTAATCTTTTGAACTTTAATATCCAGCTGATCTCCTGGAGTTACTCCAAGTAACTCTACTGCTCCTGCTGATAAAGTATATTTATTAGCATCGAGAGTTAATACAGGATTTGGATTATCATCTGTAGTAGAAGATTTCTTAGAAGCTCTAGGCTTCTTTACTTCCTTATCGGTAAGAACTCTTTCATCTACAATAATTTCTCCAGTTGCTGGATCTACCCACTCCGATTTTACTGTAATTTTAATTAATTCCATATATATTATTTACTTAATGATGGATAAACTCTCTCCCAATGTGACTCAAATGTTCCATCTTCTTTTCTTTCAGCCACTATTATTTTCTTATTAGCAAGATGTGCAGGACGGGCTCCTGCAGATGCCTCACCTCCAGTCTCAAAGTTGATACAGAGGTTACTATTCTCATCCCTATAGATAAAGCCAATAGCATCTGACTTAGCTGCCAAGATACGTCCTGTCTTACCAGTTAAATCAAACTCTTTAATACTAGCATCAGAAGCTCCTTCTGAAGTACTAATAGCTTTATCCTTAACGTGTCCAATTAATATGATGTTAGGCGCACATTTAGTTAATGCTCCTATAAGATTTTCTATTGCCGTTCTAAGGAATCCATATCCAGCACCATGAGGAGCAGATAGGATATCAGTTCCACTGAATGTAGAACCCATAGGAGATGATTTGTATAGTTGAAGAGCATAAGGTTTAGCAAATTCTTCCAGTGCTGTTACTGTATCAATTGCTATAAACTTATACGGATTTCCCGACTCTTTCAACAGTTTACACAACTCTCCAAAATCTTTC